GCCACTTGGTCAAACACTTGCTTCTGTCTTCCGCTGAGGAGGCATCGGCTCTGTCGTCCTAGAAGGAGACATATATCAAGGAAATTGTCATCTGACATTCTCCTCCACTTCAACTGAGGAATAACCTGAGTTGATGTGATTATCTTACCAGCAAACTCAGAAAGCTTGCTTGAAGATATTGATTTATCCTCCGACCATGGACAACTCATTCGATCCAACATGGCAACGTACTTCTCATAGAGCTTTTGCTCTAAGATCACTACGTCATCGCCTACTACGTAGAACTGGTTGTCATAACGACCGCCAGCTAGATGAAGTAAGAGAAGTCCATGTGTAAGGGTGAAAGCAGCAAAGCTTGGGAATAATCCCAAGGGTTGGCCTTTCTTCCACTGGAGGACCCCTATCGGGGACTTCCATTCCCCCCTGGAGATCTCCTCGAACAATTCGAGGTGATCCCATTCGCTCTTTTCGAAGATAGCACGAAGTGCTGTCATCTGGAGAGTGAGAGGGAAGTTGTCTGTCGCTGAAGACAGATCAACAGAGTGGACCTTACCACCTTGTGAAAGGTGAGACTGAATGGGTGAGATTGCTTTCGTTTGATCGAAAGTACAATCCCAGGGTAGTGAGCGGACTAACCGGTATAACTCCTGGCCTAATGGCCTAAGAGCTTCCTGGTGAATCCGAAAGGGTGAAGCTACTGATCGTAGCTTACCACCGGGCTCTTGAATGAAGTGGATTTCTCCACCCCGGATAGGTGTGCGAACATGATCTACAGGACGTAGATTATCAAGCATCCTTTTCCTGAAGCCTATTCCATCTAACAGAGGACTATAAAGTCTTCTATATTTGGAGTAGATTTCCATTCCTGGCGTGGTATTGAATATTTGGAGATCATCCAAAATTCGATCACGCTGTGGGACAGATTTCTGTCCATAGAGTCTCGGCGCCTTCTTACCAGGTGATCCCTGGTAAGTCACTAACGATCTACTACAACAAGTAATAGATCGCCGAC